CAAGATGTGGGAGGATGCTAGAAGGGGTAAGAATGGTTATACCACCAACGAAGTACACTGGTCTCAAGTTCCAGGCAGAGATGCTAAGTGGAAAGAAGAGACGATGAAGAACACGTCCAAGAGACAGTTCGCACAGGAGTTTGAGTGCGACTTCCTTGGATCTGCAGATACATTAATATCACCAGCCAAATTACAGGCTATACCGTTCACCGACCCCCTAGTTAGCAATGCAGGATTGGACATACACGAGAGAGTACAAGAGGATCACGAATATATTATTACTGTGGATGTTGCCAGAGGAATCGGTGGCGATTATTCTGCTTTCATCGTATATGATATCACCACTATGCCGTATAAAATTGTTGCCAAGTATCGTAATAACGAGATTAAGCCTGTACTGTTTCCCTCAGTCATCTTCTCGGTAGCAAAGCAATATAACTATCCATACATCCTAGTAGAGGTAAATGATATAGGAGATAGCATAGCAGCAACATTAAACTATGACCTTGAGTATCCTAACGTACTCATGTGTGCTATGAGAGGTAGAGCTGGTCAGATAGTAGGTCAAGGGTTCTCTGGTAACAAGACACAGTTAGGTGTTAAGATGAGTATCACTGTGAAGAAGCAAGGTTGTGCTAACCTTAAAGCAATCATAGAAGATGATAAGCTTACATTTAATGACTTTGAGATATTCCAAGAGTTAACTACCTTCGTACAAAAGAAACAAGCATGGGAAGCAGATGAAGGATATCATGATGACCTAGTAATGTGTATGGTTCTTTTTGCTTGGTTGTGTATGCAAGACTTCTTCAAGGAGTTGACGGATCATGATGTAAGAAGAAGGATATATGAAGAACAGAGAAACCAGATAGAACAGGACATGGCTCCATTTGGATTTATAGATGATGGATTAGGTGATGATACTTTTGTTGATGCTGATGGAAACTTCTGGTATGGAGATACAGAGGAATCTGTTACATATATGATGCCTGATTTATAATGGATATCGAACAGCAGTTTGATCTAGAACACTTGCTGTTCAAACAAAGGACATGTAGGTGTTGTGGAAGAACTAAAGACTTACTTAATGATTACTACTTAATTCGTAAAGGTAGAAGTAGACTTGCTTCATCATATTCATACGAATGTAAACTGTGTACGATAGAAAGAGTAGTAAAGACTAGGAAAAATAAGAAAAAAGATAGGCCCAGACCTTTACCTCCATACCTCGCAGACTATCCAGATTGGTAGTTCATGCACTGTTTCCCCATTCAAGAGTTACTATTTTCTAAATAACTATAGACAATTTTAGCGATCATTTATCGGGAGTAACAAAGCATGGCAAGTCAAATCTCGCCTGGTGTTATCGTCAAGGAAAGAGACCTGACAACTGGAACCGTTGTTAATTCTGCAGCAACTAATGCAGCAGTAGTTTCAACATTTCAGAAAGGTCCAGTTGGCGAAATCACACAGATCTCTTCACAGAGAGAATTAGTAGATACATTCGGTAGTCCAGGAGACTCAAACGCAGATGACTTCTTTGTCGCATCTGAGTTTCTGAACTATGGTGGTCGTCTTGGTGTTGTTCGTGCAGAAACTGGAGCAGTTAACGCTGGTGCAGGTGCGATCATCAGAAACAAGGTAGACTACGAATCAAGAATTGAGCAAACCACACCAGCATGGAAGTGGGCTGCTAGAACACCAGGTATCTGGGGTAACGACTTTGATGTTGTTATTGCTGACCGTGGTGCTGACCAATACGTTAAATTTGCTTCTGCCCCAGCTGGAATGGCTGCTGGTACAGATGTAACATTCTCTTCTGGTAAAGTTGGAGAAGTTCTTTCTTACGACTCAACTACTTACGAAGCTGCTGTTATACTAAATGATCCTTCAGTTCGTGTTACTGCCTCAGATACCCTCGATACTCCCGATGAGGGTCGTGTAACTGGAGTTGCAGTTGGAAATGGTGGTAGTGGATACACTACAGGAACAGGACTCGCAACAACAGGTGGTGGTGGTACTGGTGCTAAAGTAGACATCACAGTTTCTGTTGGTGTTCCTGCTACAATTACCATTGCTGCTGGTGGTTCAACTTATGGTGCTACTGGTACTAATGTTGGTACTACAGGTGGTACTGGATCTAACTTAACTGTTGACTTTACTTCTACAGGTGGTGTTGTTGATGGTATAACAATTAACACTGCTGGTACTGGTTATACAGTTGGAGATACTATCACAATTACTGGTGGTGGTAACAACGCAACCTTTACAATCGCTACTGTTAATGGTGCTATCACTGCTGTTGCTGTTGCAACTGATGGTGCTGGACTTGGATATGCTGTTTCAGATTCATTAACCATTGTTCAAACTGGTGGTGCTGCTGGTACTGCAACAGTTTCAACAATCCAAGACTCAACAATCGCTGTTACGGTTGCTGACTGGTGGACTAACACAAACACAGACGGTACTAAGTCTGCTTCTGATGATGGTAAGATTAAATTATCTGCTATCGGTCCTCGTCCTGGTACTTCACAGTTTGCTGCAAACTTAGGTTTGAGTTATGACGAAGTTCACGTTGGTGTTATAGAAAGATCAACAAAAACTGTTGTTGAAAGACTACAGTATCTTTCTAAGTTTAGTGACGGTGTATCTGCTGAAGGTGCTTCTGCTTACTACCCAACAATTGTAAAAGAAGCTTCTAACTACATTTACTTTGGTTCACATAACAGTGCAGCACATAATCCTACCACTGCTGGTGCTGGACTTGCTGTTGGTACTGCTGGTTCTGCTGGATCTTCTGGAGATAAGTTACAACTCTTTGGTGTTGTACAAACTTCATTGACTAGTGGTACAGATGACTATTCATATACAGTTGGTGAATACACAACTGGTCTAGAACTCTTTAACGATAAAGAAACTGTTGATGTAGACTTCATCCTTATGGGTGGTTCGATGTCTACTGAAGCAGATAGTAAGTTAAAGGCTGCTGCATGTATTACTACTGCTAACCTTAGAAAAGATGCTATCGCATTCATTTCTACACATAAGGGTAACCAAGTATCTGGTACATCAGCACTTACAAGAACTGCACAGAAGGATAACACAGTTAACTTCTTCTCTGCACTAAGTTCTTCTTCTTATGCAGTGTTTGATAGTGGTTATAAGTATTTCTATGATCGCTTTAACGATTCATATCGTTATATTCCTTGTAACGGTGACGTTGCTGGTTTATGTGTTGCAACTTCTACAACACTTGATGACTGGTTCTCACCTGCTGGATTATCACGTGGTGGAGTTCGTAACGCTATTAAGTTAGCATACAACCCAACACAAGCAGATAGAGACGAGCTTTATCAGAATAGAATCAACCCAGTTGTTTCCTTCCCTGGTCAAGGCATCACTCTATTCGGTGATAAGACTGCACTGTCCTCTCCTTCTGCATTTGATAGAATCAATGTTAGAAGACTCTTCATCAATATTGAAGGAAGAGCAGAGGCACTTGCTAAGGCAGTTATCTTTGAGCAAAACGATGAGACCACAAGACTTGGTTTCTCTAATGCACTTGGTTCATACCTTTCTGAGGTACAAGCAAGAAGAGGTATCACTGACTTCCAAGTTGTATGTGATACAACAAACAACACACCTAGTGTTATTGATCGTAACGAATTTGTTGCTGAAGTTTATGTTAAACCAACACGTTCTATTAACTACATTACATTATCATTCGTTGCTACACGTACTGGAGTTTCCTTCAGTGAAGTTGTAGGAAGAGCATAAATTAACCACAAACCGTAGGAAGAAAAGAAAATGGCTATTAACTCAAACGTATCTGAGTTTCTGCAGAAGATCAAACAGGGCGTTAAGCCCAATATGTTTGTTGTCGATATTCAATTCCCTGGTACTCTTGCCAAGGGAAATAGCGACAAAGACTTAGTAAATATACTTTGCAAATCTGCAGCACTCCCTGCATCTAACTTAGGTGTAATCGAAGTTCCTTTCAGAGGACGTACAGTAAAAATCTCAGGTGATCGCACCTTTGATACATGGACTGCAACATTTGTAAACGATGAAGATATGAGAATTCGCTCATTCTTCGAGCAATGGTCTGCAGCAATCAACTCACACGAGGGTAACGTATCTACCCTATTCAGACCAGAAACATCTGGTTCTGGATACATGGCTGACTTATATGTTAAGCAACTTGAGAAGGATTCAACAACATCTGGAAATGTAGTTAGAGAGTACAAACTCCATCATGCATTCCCATCATCTGTTTCACAAATCGACCTTGCTTATGATAGCAATGATCAGGTTTCTGAGTTCACAGTTGAATTCCAATTATCTTATTGGACTGCACTATCTGGAGACGCAGCAGGATCTAATCCTCCTGGAGTTCAAGAGGTAGTCACAGTAGCATAAAATCTGAACGTATAAATAGTTTGGATCAAGGCGTGAGAATTTATTATGAGTCAGTTATTTGGCTTTCAAATAAACAAGAAGGAGGAACGTAGGGGTCAATCTCCAGTTCCTCCAAATGCTGAAGACGGCGTTGCCGTAGCAGCTGGTGGTTATTTTGGCACATATGTTGAGACTGACGCACAAGCGAGAAACGAATATGATCTCATCAAAAGGTATAGGGATATGTCCCTACACCCAGAGTGTGACTCTGCTATTGATGATATTATTAACGAGTTTGTGGTTAATGACTCGAATGATAGTTGTGTAGATATTAATCTGGATAACCTAGAAGTAGGTAATACAGTAAAGAAAAGAATAAGGGAGGAGTTTAATTATATTAAACGACTCCTTTCTTTTGATGTTAAGGCACATGAATTAATTCGTAACTGGTATATCGATGGTAGGATGTATTACCATAAGGTAATAGACCTAGCAGAACCTAAAAAAGGTATAACAGAACTACGATATATTGACCCTATGAAGATTCGTAAGGTCAGACAAAAGATTAAAACTAATGATGATCCTACAGTAGTCAGAGGAACTGCACTTGAGCATGAGTGGGGAGACTATGTTGACTACTACATTTACAATCCTAAAGGATTTGGTAGACAATCTGCTTTGACTGGACCAGGAGATTTCACTGGTAACCAAGGCATTAGGATGGCTTTTGATTCAATAACATACGCACATTCTGGTCTGCAAGACATGAACAAGCGTATGAATTTGAGTTTCTTGCATAAAGGAATCAAGTCTCTCAATCAGCTCAGAATGATTGAAGACGCATTGGTAATCTATCGTTTATCTCGTGCTCCTGAACGTAGAATATTCTACATCGATGTAGGTAACCTTCCAAAGGTTAAGGCAGAACAATACCTACGTGATGTAATGTCTCGTTATAGGAACAAGCTTGTCTATGATGCACAGACAGGTGAGATCAGAGACGACAAGAAGCATATGAGTATGCTTGAAGACTTCTGGTTACCTCGTAGAGAAGGTGGTAGAGGAACTGAAATTACAACACTACCTGGAGGACAGAACCTTGGTGAGCTTAAAGACGTTGAATACTTTAAGAAAAAGTTATATAACTCACTTAACCTTCCACCATCTCGCCTTACTGACGATAACAAAGGTTTTAATCTCGGTAAGACTACGGAAGTTCTTAGAGATGAACTCAAGTTTGCGAAGTTCATTGGAAGGCTACGCAAGAGATTTAGTTACCTCTTCCAAGACATTCTTAAGACTCAACTGATATTAAAAGGAGTTATTGCTCCTGATGATTGGGATGAGATGCAAGAGCATATCCAATATGACTACATCCACGACAATCATTTCAATGAGTTAAAAGAACTAGAGATGGAAACCCAGAGGGTAGCATTGCTAACCCAGATGGATCCATTTGTAGGAAAGTATTTCTCTGTTGACTATGTTCGTAGAACTATTCTCAATCACACTGATACTGAGATTAAGGAACAGGATAAGTTAATGAAGAAAGAGATCAACAAAGGTCTCGTCATGGATCCAATCGATATGAATACATTCGATACAATGGATCGTCAGAATGATGCTTTTGCACCAGAGATCGAGGCACAAAACGCCGAGGATGATCAGATGAGAGACATGGAGAAGGCAAAGCTTGATGCTAAATTAAAGCCTGCTCCCACCAAAACACCTAGTAATACTAAATAAATATTATGGAAGAATCGAATCCACAAGCAGAAGTGCTGAACGTAGTTGATTTTATTAAAGACGGCAAAAGAGCAGACGCTATAGACGCTGTTAATGATATCCTATTCTCACGTGCTGCTGATGCAATGGCTAGTTATAAACAGACTGTTGCACAAACATACTTTGATGAACCTGTAGGAGAGGCACAACCAAATGAAACTGATAACGGAACAGATTGACGATGTAAAACTTATCACCGAAGGTAAAGGTGATGATAAAAAATTATACATCGAAGGAGTCTTTCTACAAGCAGAATTAAAGAACAGAAATGGAAGGGTATATCCTTTCAGTGTTCTTGAGAATGAGGTGGAGAGATACAATGAGGAATACGTTAAATCAAAACGTGCTCTTGGGGAGTTGGGTCATCCTGATGGTCCTACTGTTAATCTTGACAGGGTTTCCCACAGAATCACATCGCTTACTGCTGAAGGTAATAACTTCATCGGAAAAGCACAGATCTTAGACACTCCTATGGGTAAGATCGCTAAGTCTCTTCTTGAAGAGGGTGTGCAACTAGGTGTATCATCTAGAGGTATGGGTTCAATAGAGCAACGTGAAGAAACAAACTATGTTTGTGATGACTTCATGCTTGCAACTGCTGCAGATATCGTAGCAGATCCTTCAGCACCAGATGCATTTGTAAATGGTATTATGGAAGGAAAGGAATGGGTTTGGAACAATGGAATCTTGAAGGAAACCAGAGTTGCTAAATACCAGAGGTACATGAGCGAGGCTACTCGCCAAAACCTAGAAGAGAGAACACTAAAAGTCTTTGGTGATTTCCTTTCAGGATTATAATTTAATAAATAAACTTAGACTTAATCAGCTAATTATCGGGGAAACTCAAATGTCAGATATGTTAAACGAAAAGTTTGCGGAGTTCGTTAGTGAAGAATCCACTCAGAAAATCCTTTCTGAATATCAGGATCCTATGCCTAAAGTAACTGCAACTGTTCTACCATCAAACCCACCAGCACCTGGTGCAGTAAGTGGTGAACCTAAGAGAGATTCACATCAGGATCCTCAACCTAGTGTTGGAACAGATGCTGCTACAGCAGGTCAGTCCATAACCGACAACGGTGGTCCAGTTCCTACTGGAAACGATGAAGGTGAAGATAATCCAGGTGCTAAGGCTGCTGCCCCCGTTGGAGCCAAAGGAGCACAAAGCGATGGAACCGCACAAACCGCTAACATAAACGATGCTGGTGATCAAGGAGCAACTCCTTCTGTAGGAACCTCTGCTGCTTATGGTACTACTACTGGCCCCGATGTACAGTACCCAGTTTCTCCATCATTTGAAGAAGTTGATATGTCTGACGATGTAAAAGCACTTCTTGAAGGTACAGAACTTTCTGAAGAGTTCGCTAAGAAAGCAAAGACTATCTTCGAGGCTGCTGTTAAGTCAAAGCTCAAGGAAGAGCATAAAAAGCTTGTAGAACATTTCGCTAAGGAATCTGCAGATAAGATTGAGGCTGCTAAGGCAGAACTCGCAGAGGAAGTTAACGGAACTGTAAACTACGCCATTGGTCAATGGGTTGAAGATAACCAAATTGCTGTTGACCGTGGAATAAGAAATGAGATTACAGAAGACTTCATAGCAGGTCTGAAGAATCTCTTTGAAGAGCACTATATTTCTATCCCCGATGATAAAGTCGATGCGGTAGAAAGTATGGCTGCATCTATTCGTGAAATGGAAGAGAGACTTGACGAACAGGTTAAGTCCAATGTGAAACTTCAAAAACGTCTAGACGAGAACACACAAAAAGTTATTCTGAATACTATTTCAGAGGGATTGGTGGATACTCAGAAAGACAAACTCGCTGCGTTAGCAGAGGGTATTGAGTTTACTACTGAGGAAGAATATTCCAAGAAGCTTGGTACACTCAAGGAGAGTTACTTCTCCAATGCTCCTAAAGTAGCGAGCACAGAGGAAGAAGCACCAGTTGAGTCAGAAGCAGTAACTCCTGCAATGGGAGCATACGTTCAAGCACTCAGCAGATGGTCTGAATCACAATAAAGTAAATTAATTTTCTATTAGGATTAAACAATGTTTAATGCAAAGCAACTAACAGAAAAGTGGGCTCCTGTTCTTAGTCACGAATCCTCTCCAGGAATCAAAGACAACTATAAGAAGGCAGTTACCGCCGTACTGTTAGAAAACCAAGAACGCTTCCTACGTGAAGAACGTGGAATGCTAAACGAAGTCGCCGTGAACGCTCTCGGTGCAAGTACTGTATCACCTGCTGGTTCAGCACTCGGTAACTCTAATACAGCTGGACTTGCTGGTTTCGACCCAGTATTGATCAGTCTAATTAGACGTTCAATGCCTAACCTAGTTGCATATGATATCTGTGGTGTCCAGCCTATGTCTGGTCCTACTGGATTGATCTTTGCAATGAGATCTCGTTACG